AACAGATCCAACAGATCTGCCAATCAAACAACCCAGAACAGATTTAGCACCACGTGTAAGTTATGAGGAATTAAAAGGTTCTGCTACAAAAAAAGCAGAAAAAACCATTACAGCACTCATGAAATTTTACTTAGACGCAGATATTATAGAAAGAGACGAATATATTCAAGCTAAGAAAAGAATGGATGAAATGACAATGTCATCTCTAATATATCAATTACAAGCTGGAGAAAGAGCATTGACTACACTTTTACAAACAATTGATGATGGTGAATTAGCACCTAGAATGTTTGAAGTTTTAGCAACATTACAAAAATCAATGTTAGATATTATTAAATCACAGACAATGTATCTAATGGCTTCTGAAGAATCTACAAAAAGAATTGCACGTGATATTGAAATCTACAAAAAGAGAGATGACGTCAAAGAAATAGAAGAATCAGGAGGAGACAAAGAAAATAAGAATTTACAAAGAGGTACTAAAGATTTAATGGCTGCAATTCAAGCAGGTATAAAGAATACATCAGATGAAGATATTGAAGATGTAGAAGAAACTACAGAAGATTAATGAGTGATTACGTAGGAGATAATAAATGGATTCCCAAAGAAGAAGGGGATGTGCTATCAGAAAAAATTGTTTGGTCTACTAAACAAGTAAATGATCTGATGATAGCAATGGATCAAGGTTTTAGACCTAAAGTTGCTATGCCATTTTACGAAGGTAAAAACTTTCTGCGTAAAGGTAATATTGTATTTGAATATACCGATGAAGAAATTACTGAATTAGCTCGATGCGCTACAGATATTGTTTATTTTGCTGAAAAGTATGCAGTAGTAATGACAGATGAAGGAATTCAACAAGTAAAACTTAGAGAATATCAAAAAAGAATGCTTCGAAATTTCCAAGAAGAACGATTCAATATTGTATTAGCTTCTAGGCAAATGGGTAAAACTGTGACGGCATCTATATTTAATGCATGGTACTTAATATTTAATACAGATAAAAATACTCTTTTATTAGCCAACAAATCAGATTCAACTAAAGAGATTATTGATAAAGCAAAAGTAGTTGTAGAAAACGTACCATTCTTTATGAAACCAGGTATTGTTAAATATGATGTAATGAATGTTAAGTGTGATAACGGATGTAGATTGGTAGGACAAGCAACTACTGCAAAAGCAGGTATTGGTTTTACTATTCATAATTTATATCTTGATGAGTTTGCACATATTCATCCAACTATTGTAGATACCTTCTATGAAAATGTATATCCTACATTATCCGCATCAAAGGTTTCTAGAATTACTATCACGTCTACTCCAAATGGATTTAACAAATTTTATCAAATATATGCAGCTGCAGATAGAGGTGAAAATGAATACACCGCAATGCGAGTTGATTGGTGGGAACATCCAGACAGAGATGATGATTGGTATAATAGAGAGCTAGGAAACTTAGGTAGTATAGAAGCATTTAATAGACAATATGGAAATGAATTTGTTTCGTCTTCAAACCTTTTATTAGATCCAATAGATTTAAAGAAAATGCGTAAACGAATGAAGAAATATGTTTATCATGACCTAGAAGAGTTTGATGATATTAATATAGATGTTAGGGATGTTCTATTATGGAATCCTGACTTCGATATTGAATCAACTAAAGATGCTTCAAAGTTTTGGTTATTTTCGGTAGATATTGCTGAAGGAAATGGAGGTGATTATTCAGTGATAAATATATTTGAAGTTATTCCTATGAATAAAAAGGAAATTGAAAATTCACTTAATCCAGGTGCCATGTATGATTTCTTTAAAATAAATCAAGTAGCAATATTTAGATCTAATGAACATGTTATAGAAGATTTTGCAAAGGTCTTATATACTTTATCTGCAGAGATATTTTATAACGAGAATGTAAAAATGATAGTAGAATACAACACATATGGTTCGGTATTGTTTCAATATCTAAGATCTGTGTTTCCACAAAGAAATGATTTTGATGATGAAATGATTGTAAAATTCAGACATCGACATGATTCTAAGACATTAAAACATGGAATAAAAATAAAATCAGATAATAAAGCAATATTTTGTCAGAATTTTGCAAAGTTATACAAGATAAATAGGATAAATATAACAGATGAAACAACAATAAATGAAGCTAGTCTATTTGGAGGTTTACCAAGAGGCGGTTACGGAGCTCAAATGGGAAATGATGATACTGTTATGACAGTTATTAGTTCTACTGAATTCTTTAACACTACAGATTATGCAGATTATATTGAAGAACTTCTGGATTTTATAGATCCAGACTTACATAACGAGATGGAAAGGGTGTTATATAAAGATAATATTTCTGATGGAGATTTACAATATGACATTTATGATTTAATATAAATAAATTTCGAAAGAAGAATAGATATATAATAAAAGTAAAAAAAATAAAAAAGAACAACTATGGCATTAAGTCCTCAATTATTACAGTTCAAAAGCTCAGGTGTATATCGCTTAGAGTTTGACAAATCACAGACGGTTAATATCCCTGCTGAAACTATTAGATTGGTTGTTGGTAGATCTAAAAAAGGTCCATACAACACACCAGTATTTATCGAAAACATTGAGCAATTCACTCAAGTGTTTGGAGGTATTGACAAATCTTTAGAAAAGAAAGGAATGTTCTTCCACAGATCATGTATCGAAACTCTTTCAAGAGGGCCGATTCTGGCATTAAACTTAACTATCGCTGACGCAGCTGATAGAATTGCATTGGTATCTCCAGCAACTAATTCTGGTTCTGAAGGTTTATCAGCAAAACCAGCTTCTGTTCAATACAGCGCTATTTTTGACACTGATAAATTTTGGGTTCCTTCTGATATCAAAACATTAGAAGCAGCAGGTAACACTGATGACGACTCAAACAACGCAATATCTTTCGCTAATATCAAGCAAGAGCCTATTTCAGTTATCGTAAGACAAGCTGCAAATACGGCAGGTTTTGAAATGACAGCAAGAGAATGGTACGGTGAAGGAAATGTTCCTGAAGGAATCGAAGATTTAGAATACGTATCTGACTACATGGTAGATGTATTTGTATTCAAAGGTAATTACGATGCACAAGTATTACAAAATGACCCAACATACGGAGCATTTTTTAATGAGCATGGATTATTAAGAGATCAATTAGCAAAATTCACTGCTTTGAGAGAAGTTAGTTTAGTAGCACAATACACTGGATCAGTTATTCCAGAATTTCAAGATCAAGAAGGTCGTCAATTATATATTGAGACTTTAATTAACTTGGAAGCAAGAAGAACAGGTTTATTCTGTGCTATCAACGAAGATGCTTTAGAAGCAATTGATTTCGTAGGTAAAGGTTTTGATATTTACCAAGATTATAAAGTATTATCACATAGAGTTGCACAAGATGCTACTCCTGATGCAATCACATTGCCAAAACAAATGGAAGTTGATGGTGATCAGTTAACTATTAGAAACGCTAACGCTTCTGATTTAAATGCTTTACAAATCACAACAGACGGTTTCTTAAGAGCTGCTTTAGAAGGAGAATTTACTCCAATTAGTTCAATAAGCCCATCTGGATCAGATATGGTTATAGAATGTGAAGGAGCTATTAAAGCATCAACATATGAAACGTTTGAAGCTGGAACAGAAGCTACATTCCATGCAGGACCAATTACAGTTGTAGATGGTGACATTATTATAGCATGTCCAGAAGTTGGAGCAGATGTTGCAGGTAAATTATTATCAGCAGGAAGCTTAACAGTTGGAAGTTTCTTATTAGGTGCAAATGGACTTGATTACGTAGGAATCGGTTCAGTTGAAGAATTACAACCACTTGGAGATATAAACGTAGTAAAAATTACTGCAGCAGGTGGAAACGCATTTAGTTCAACTTACGCAGCAGCAAGTGCAGATAAATTAACTGCATATTTAAGAGCTCAATCAGCTACAATAGAATATACTACTATCGAGCCTAACTCGAGAGCAGTTATGTTACCAACATTAGTTGATGATTATTCATTTACTCCACTAGGAGCTGGACAATTTAGATTATCCGCTACTTTAGCTAAAGATACATTTGATTGGTCAGAAGTTTCAGTAGGAATGTATATTCCAGCTGACGGAACTGAATTAGCAAGAATTAAAAGAATTATTAAGACTACTGAAGGTGGTTCTAATATTTATTCATTCGAATGTCACAGACCTGTATCTTTAAGACCAGAATATGCTCTTAAAAGATATGAAGAAAGTACAACTACTTATACAGTATTCCCATTAGCGGCTGCAACACAGAGCGCTAAAACAAAAGCTGAGTTATTAACTCAACTAAGACCAGGAAATGGATTATCAAACACATTAATTGACAAGGACGCAATTACTTTCAGATATGTTGTTGATACATTCGGATCATTGGAAAACAGTGGAATCCTTAATAAAGAAGAAATTACTCAACTTTGTAAAGAAAGACAAAATGCATCTGCAATTCTTAACGCACCAATGGTGAAAGAATTTAAAGGATCAACTAATCCTTCTTTTAAAGACGCTAATACAGGATCATTCGATACAAGATTAGTATCTACTGGTGGTAATTTAGAACTTAACCCTACTGCAGTGTATACATTACCAAGTATCAATGAAGGTGCAAACTTCGGTTTCTACTATGGTCCTGGTCTTAATGTATTAGAGAACGGTAAAACAAAGGTGATTCCACCAGCGGCTTACGTATCTAATAACTACATTGACAAATACTTAAACGCATTACCATGGTCTATAATTGCAGGACCAAGAAGAGGTGTTGTAGGTGGTACAGGTGTACAAGGTTTAGAATTCGCATTTGATAAAAATGATAGAGATTACTTAGAGCCATTTGGAATTAACCCAATCGTATTCGAAAGAGGAGTTGGTTTAACTATCAAAGGTAATAAAACTGCACAACAATCAGTTCAATCAGCATTATCTTCAGCTCACGTGAGAGAAGCAATGATCTATATTGAAGATGGTTTAGCAGAAATCTTGAAAAACTATTTATTCGAGTTTAACAACGCGCAAACAAGATTAGAGATTAAAACTTTAGCAGATTCATTTATGGAATCAGTTAAAAAAGACGGAGGTGTATACGACTATAGAAACGTTATGGACGGAACAAACAACACTAACGAGGTAATCGATAATAACATGGGTATTTTAGATACATTTGTTGAGCCAGTTAAAGGACTTGAAATCTTAGTATCGAGAGTAACTATCTTGAACACAGGAGAAATCGCAACTGGAAACTTTGCATAACAAAATTAGATATATAAAATAAACACATACAAATTATGGCTTTACCACATTATTCAGAAGATCAAACAAGCAAGAAAGGTAAGAATTTCGAACCAGTACAGGCTAACCTATTTGAGGTAACTATTTTACCTCCTGACGGTGTTGCTGGACAAGAGATGTTATTACAACATGTAAACACTATTTCTGGTCTTGCAGGATTACATAAAGAAGTTGCTGCTATCGAACAAAAGTATAAATTTGCTACTAGATCTTATGCTGGTATGATTGATAGTACTGCGTTAGATATAACTGTAAACTTTTCATTGAACTTAAATGATTCTAACCAAGCGTATTTATATAAAACATTACGTCAATGGTACAGAGCACAATACAACCCAGAAACTGGTGAAATGGGCTTGAAAAAGAATTATGTAGGAACAATCGTAATCGTACAATTCAACAGAGAAGGTGATATTTTTAGAAAAGTAACACTTGATGACTGTTTCATCACTTCAGGTCTTGGATTTACAGATGCATTAGATTATTCATCTGCAGAAGTACAAACATTAG